TCCCGCATCCTGTTGGCAATACTAAGAGCGTGCGTTTGCGACCTTTAGCCCATTCAGCCTGTACAGCTTCCCGCGCTTCCTGTTGATAAGGTCTTAATTGCATCCCTTACCTCCTAGAATTGCCCAGCTTGGTATCCAGCTTGTGGTTGTTGCGCAAAGTTTTGCTGTTGTGGCTGCTGCGGTTGTTGGTAGGCTGGTTGTGCAGCTTGTCCTGGTTGCTGATTCAACACTTTTGTGTAATCAACGTCTTCAGGGTAGAGCATAGACTTAACTTCGTTGTAATTGTTGTTATTGTATTGTCGAGTTCCGACTTTACATACACCGGTTGCGCCAATGATGGTATTCCAGTTCATACGAAGCGGTTCGCCTTTTTTCTTTTGGCCAATTGCAGCAAAGAAAGCAGATAGCATGCCTTCAGTTGAGCTGTGTAGGAACAGGTTGTGGCGCAGTTCAGTTTCACCTTCGTTAGCTACGATTTTGATGCTGACGATAGCCTTGTTACAAGCTGGCAATTTGCCGGGATTTTGTGGATTCGGCGTGTGTCGTGTACGTTCCATGCCAACGACTGTAAAATAGTACAATCCATCAGGCAATAGGACAAAATCCGAGTCCTTTTCGATTGTGTCTTCCCAGCCAATTTCGTGATCAAAGTTGTTGTATTGTTGTTGTGTCATGTTGTTTTCTCCTTTAAGCTAAAATAGTGATTTTTTTGTTGCTAGCAAGTTCATTTTTTAAATAATTTGCGATGTTTTCGACGGCTTCTAATTTCCATTTACCACCATCTGCTTCGAAAAGTGCCAGATTCGCCAACTTATTGATGCGGAAGACGAATTGACTAGCAGGCTGTTCCACTTCGTTGAAAGTACGATATGGTCTCAAGGTTACTGGATTAGGAGTTTTAGCTTGTGCTAGGCTTGCCACACCATCGCGAACCGTAGCCATTTGACTGATGCCATTGTCCTGTACTTCTGCACCTTTTTCGATTTTCAAATGGCTAGCAAAATCCAAAACCAAATTACGGTCTGCATCATTGATAAACATAGACTGCAGCATAATATTGAATTCTTCCTGGTCGCGCCAATTGCTAAAAGGAATAACTGGAACGGTTGCTTTTACAGATACGAGCTGAGGACGTTTGCCATTTTCAAAATCAACTTGATCATACACAGATACTTTTTGGAAATTGTCCACGACAACTACAAGTTTACGATCACTGATGAAATCGTTATCTGATTTGAGATAGTCAACAAGACTCTTGAGCGTCTGAAGTTCAAGGATAGGTGCGTACTTACGAGGGTTAAGTTCCTGTAAGTCATATTCATTGCTGTCAAAATATTCCTTCCCAGTTTCTGAACGAATGATTTTGTTTTCTTTACCCGCTAGTTCGACTGCGTATGATAATGCATCTTTAATATTTTCTGCCATGGTTAGTTACCTGCTTTCTTTTTGTTGTAATCAATGATATTTGTGTTTTGTTGTTCTACTTCTTCGACGAGTTCGCCAGTGTCAGTTCTCATGTCTCCGTTGTCATCAAAGTAAGTCTGGCCAGGGATGCCGCTCTTGAGCTCATTTGCGTGAATTTTACCAGTGTCGTCGCGACCGACAATGACAGTTGTTGCGACACCTTTCTGCGGTGCCAAAGTGGATTTGACTTCCATGCCTGTCTTAACGACAGTACGCTCATCGTCTGTTGACATTGTTAGTATGATAGTGACCTTGCGGGTCGCCTTGGCTTCTGTATTGAGGTCCAGAATATTCTCAAGAACTTTCTCAAGTTCTTTGTCAACCTTTTCTTGTAAGGCTGTATTTGCAATTTTTGACAAATCAATTTTAATAGTTTTATCTTTCATAGATACTCCTTATTATATTTTGCTATGATTTCTAATTCCCAAAACTTACACGGTAAAGGGCAATTCAGGGTCTGCTCGTACTTGATTTTGAATAACTTCCATAGTTGCCTGCCAATGTGCCACAATCATATCCCAATAATCAGGAGGGAAGTTTTCAATTGGTGTTCCTAACGGAAAGTGCCCACGGATGTATGCAACTTTTTGGAGCTCTTCTTCCGTCACGTTTTCTTGAGACATGAGGTCCGTCAAACTCTTTGGCAGACTTACATGATATTGCGCAGGTGGCGTCTGAGACTCGCTAGGGGCTTCTTTTTGAGGTTTTTCAGCGACCTGTGACATATCGAGAGGCAATTCCTCTTGGACTTGCTCAGGAGCTTGTTGTGCAGTCTGATGAGGCGCTGAAGCGACCGTTTGAGGTTGTGGTGGAATAGGTTGCACTTGTTGATTCGCAAAGATATGAGCAATCCCAGCGTAAAGGAATGGCAATTCGTCTGGCAATCCATGGCGATTCTTGGCATCCCATGCCGGCCGGTGATTGGTATACATCACACGTTCACCGCCCTGAGCCTTCTTCTTGCCATTCTCGGCCTTCATGACCAAGGTCTTGTAGTTAGCAAACAGGACCATGTCTGACCATTCTTTCACCAGAGGTGCTGTTTTAGATCCTGTCTTTTGGCCAAGCTTCAATTCGTAGCGGTCGTACGAACCCATCTCGTCTGGTTGTTCAAATTTCTTGATTTGAGCGTGCGCAGTCAATACCACGTTGATGCCCATATCAACCAAATCAGACAGGCTATTCAAGAAACGTCCCATTTCTTCTTGGACATAGGTATAACCCTTACCCCAGCTAAAATCTTCAATTCCTTGTTTACCATGTTGCGAACAGATGTAATTAACTGCCAAAGCTTCTGCCCAGTCAATCGTATCAATGACGAGTGTCCCACACTCAGTCGGATTTGCTTTGATAAAAGCAATCTCATTGATGAGCATGGTCCAGCTGGTCGGCTTGTCTAATCTAGCCACATCCATGTTATCTGTCGAACCTTCCGTATCGATGAAGACAGCATTTGGAAATTCAGCAGCAAACGTGGACTTGCCAATTCCTTCCGGACCGTAGATAACTACCTTTTGAGCTCGCGCCCGTTTTCCTCTAGTGATTTGCATTATTCACCTCCAAAAATTCCTTCTACCAGCGAGCGTAAAAACTTTTCTTTATTGATATCATCAACATTCTGAAGCGGTTCGTTAGGTTCTTTTCCGTCTAATGTTTCAATTAAGAATTCAGCCTTTACACGAATTAACTCGGCTTCAAAAATACGAGCCATTCCTTTGTAAATATTTTCTTCTTTAATCAAGCGATCTTCTGGAATAATCAAAGCATCGTTTACACATCCTACCCAGCTCGCTTCATAAGCTAGACGACCCGTCCGATTTTTATAAGCTGATAAAAAATATCCAGTTTTTTTGTCACGTAATACGATAAAAGTTTTTTGTTGTTTCATGGTTGTTCTCCTTTAATTTTTAAAATCCACCTTGCCATGTTTTTGGTGCTTGTGTCACCTCTGGCTTAACGCTATACCCGTCTTCAATCAGAATGCTACATTCGTCTCCTGTTGATACACGAGTCGCGATTGCTTGCAAGCCTTCTTGCTCAAGCCATGCACCAAATTCTTGCAAAGTCTGCTGATCCATTTGTTCCAGTTTGTCAATTAGCACGAATCCACACTCTGGCTTCAATTTACGCACGATTGCAGTCGCTACTTGTAGTTGTTGACTGCCAGACATGTTATCCCAACGCTGACCAAGATAGAGCAATTCGCCGTCATCCACGGACAAGCCCGGCAATGGCAAGTCTGCATTGGTGAGCAAGTTTGTCTTCTGCTTACGGATATCATCAATCACATTATCAAGTTCCTTGTATTGCTCGCGATAATCCTTGGCATCTTCTTCGGCTTTATCCTTGTCCAGATTAGCACGCACTTTACGATTGATTTCGTCAATCTCTGCGATGTTCTGTTCGATTTCTTCAGTTGATTCATCGAGAAGATCCATGGCATCGGTATTCGCGATAGCCAAGTCTTGAGCTAACTGACTTTCTTTTTCTTTGGCATCGGCCAGCAATTGCTCCAATCGTTCAACCTCTGCAGCTGCTGAGTCGTGTTGATTTTGGATAGATACCAAGTTCTGACGCTTGCGGGCATTCTCGCCATTTTTCGCAAGGATAGCTTGTTGCTGCTGAATCAATTCCGCAATCGAAACGAGTTCCTTCGGAGCGTCAGGATAGTAAGGTTGTTCTTTTGCGAACTTCTCCTTTTGGTCAGCAATCACACCGATTGCATGGCGCTCGTCATATTTGGATTTTTCTTGCATTTCCAGTTCAGCCAATTGCGGACCAACTCCTATAATCTGTAGCAGAGTTTTCGCTTTCTCTTTGCTAGTCTGCTCCATGAATTTTGGTAAGTTGATAGCCAGCTCTTCCACGAAGCTATCCAATAAGTTTTGACCAGCCTTGTTACCACTCGGGTCAATGACCTTGAGGGTGCTGTTCTTTCCGCTGCGCTCTACAATCAAGCCGTTTGATAGCGTGATTTTAAGGATGGGCGGGATTGTACTTCCTTCGCGTTGGGCTTGGCTAGGCTTGTACTTGTTGCCACCCAACGCCCAAGCAATCGCATCTAGTACGCTTGTTTTACCTTGATTGTTGTTTCCACCAACAATTGTCAAACCAGTCGCTGACGGCTCTAATTTGACCGCTTTAACACGCTTGACGTTTTCGATTTCTAGTTTATTGATCGTTACCATTTTAAGCTCCTTCTTCTACGCCTTTCGCAAGTCCCACAGGCGGTTGCACGTCGTATGTAAATTGTTTGTCTGAATTTCTCAGGTTCATTCGTGCGACATTGTTAGCTATCCGCTGACGCTCTTTCTGCTTCATTTCAGCGTGGTCATCTAGTTTATTTACTAGCGACCACAACCCGATTCCTATGATTATTACAAAGTAAATGTATTCCATCATTTTGTTTTCTCCTTCTCTTTATAGATTGCTACGATTTTTTCAAAATCAGCAATACGCTGATTGGCATTTTGAAGTTTTTCTTGTGTTTCAATCAGTGATTGATTGAGGTCTAGAGCGACTTCTTTCCAGTCAAGGTTAGTTTCTTCTACTTCTTCCGAAAAGTAGTTTTTAATTCTTGCTAGTAGGTTCATCCGACTGACCTCATTTTCTTGCTTTTCACCATTTCTTTTTCCCAAGCTTGAGTCCCACGATATTGCAGATATTCGTCAAAACCTTTAATAGTTACAAGTTGCCCATCATTCCTAAGATGCTTCTGTTGGCTAGGTAGTTTCTTCATCTCGCGTCTCATGTCTCCCGCTTGTCGCTTTGAGCATCCAAAGATGTGTTCTAATTCTTCATCATTAGCAGAGACTTTTTCAATGATCACATCTTTAATTCTTACAATTTCAACTGCTTCCATTTTTGCTCCTTTCGTGATATAATTCAGTTAGTTATTTTGATATGCGCCTGACTTCTGTTAGGTGCTTTTTTGTGCTACTCAATCCCATAATCTTCAATAACCTGAAGAATGAAACTGTTTGCTCGTGGACCTTTTGTCGTCCCACTTAGAATGTTTGTTACTTCCTGTCGCTTAAAGCCGTAAGCAACCGCTAGAGTTGTCTTTTTAATGCCTTTCTCTTTTAAGAAAGCATTAACCTTTTCACGACCGTTTGCGATATCTGGCATATGCGTTCCTCCTTTTTACACTTTATGTAAATAAGAAACAACTAAATATTTAACTATTTTTTGTGTTATTGCTTGACTTTTTACAATCTATTGTTTAGAATAAAGGCATAAGAAAAAGCACTAGTAAAACTATAAATACCGTTCGCCAAAACATTTTTTATAATTTGTTTCTTAGTTGTTTTTTTAGTTGTAACTTACTTACAAAAACTATTGTAAACTATTGATTGTGTTTTGTCAACAACTTTACACACAAAAGTTTAAATATTTTTTGTCATGTCTTAGAAAGGCTGATAAATCAATGTTTTCTTTGTTTGAAAAAATTAAAGAACTCTGCCAAAAACGAGGAATTTCTATAAATTCCCTCGAAGAAACACTTGGATATAGCAGAAATACAATCTATAGCATGAAAAGTAAAAAACCAAATGCTGAAAGATTACAAGAAATCGCCGACTACTTCAACGTGTCCACCGACTACCTGCTCGGACGTACGGATAATCCTGCAATAGCAAGCGATGACAAGGCAAATTCAAATCTTGGTCCAGCTGAGACTGAACTTGTCGCAGCGTTCAGAAATCAGACCCAGAACATGACCGAGGAAGAAAAGGTTCGTTTTAACAAGGCAATTGAAAGCTTGATGGTAACCGCTAAAACCCTGATGGACGATGACAGTAAATGGAGGTAACTATGGCTAGAGAAATTATTTCCCGTAGACGGTACATCCAACACTGGGATTACGCTGTCCCAGTGATCGAAGCAGTGTCTCGACAGAATAATATTCCACTTGAACAAGTTACTTTTCAGCACATTATCCGTTACTTTGAACAGACTTACAACCTTCATTTTATCTTCTTTGAAAAGGACCCGTTTCCTATGCTTCCTTCAGCTGGTCTACTTGGGTCTGAATACATTAGATATCGAGGGCTTGTCAATCATCCAGATGTTACCTACTTGGATGATATCATCTGTAAACACAATGACGGCTTTACCATTTATAGCAAAGAAAAAGAAAAGTACCTTGTTTATATCAATCAAACACATATCAAAAGACGGGTTATCTTTACCATTTTGCATGAATTAGCCCATATTGCAGCCCATTTTAGCACGGGCCGTTCTGATGAGGTCGCCCTCGCTTGCGCTAACAACTATCAGAGCAATCCGCTAGAAATAGAGGCTAACACCATGGCCTCTCTCTTTTACATCAATAATGAGCGCATGGTCTGGCACCTCAAAAACAAGCACTCATACGAGCAAATTAAACAAGCAAATACAATCAGCGATAACGCCCTTTTTAATCGATTAGTTGATTTTGTTCATTATCGGATATTGAGCTATAACGAACGTTTATTGGATGATCAACAGCAACGACGAGTAGCTATTGACCTCGTTACAAAATACAAACAAGGGAACAATATCTTACAACAATATTATGATGTTGATGTGTAATGCTAAAAGCAGATGTGATAGCTGGTACATTGTAGCGAGGTATTGAGAAAAATAAAAACCCATAACCTCATCGGCTACGGGTAAGAAAAAAGAGTATAAAGATTTTTAAATAGTTATTATTTTGGAGGTTATTATGAAATTTTGTCCTGAATGTGGCAATCCAGTAGAGGGTTACAAGTTCTGTCCAAATTGCGGTTATTCTATTGCTAACCAAGAACCGACCGAACAACCTCAGCCAGTTGGTAAACCTGCTTCGCCATCTCCTGCTCCACGAAGCAGAAAAACGGACAAAGTCGGACCACTTGAGATTGACAGACACCATCGAACTTATCGTATAAACGGAGCTCGGAAAGCAAAGGGATCTTCTGGTTTAATTGGTGGAGCGATTAAAGGTACTGCAAAAGCTACACTTGCGGTTAGTACAATGGGGTTATCGTTGATACCATCCTTGGTCAAGAAAGATAAGAATGACACAGATTGGTATTCTTTCGAGGATTTAGTATCCTATGAATTGATTATCAATAATCAGACGGTTGTTTCTGGAGGAGTTGGTCAAGCATTGATTGCAGGCGCTATGTTTGGAGCGATTGGTGCCGTCGCAGGCGGTATTGTATCCAAACGAAAATCAACCTCTAAAATTTTGGACATGACTCTTCGTGTGACTTCAAATGACTTCAATAAACCGGTCATATTTATCGACTTGATTAGAAAACCAGTAAAGAACACTTCGAAAGAATACAAGGAAGCAGTCGAAAATGCACAACGCATCATGGGAGCCTTGGACGTTATCGTTCATAATTCGTAAATAAAAAATCCCCACACTCGTCATCGCCAAACGTTGAGTGTGAGGATATCCTGTATAAGAAATAACCATTCAAAAGGTCGTTTTCTTATACCCATTTTATCAAAAAGTGAGGTTAAAATCAATGTGGATGGAAGAACTTCCCAATGGAAAATATAAATTTTTTGAGCGATACAAAGATCCATATACTGAGAAATTAAAAAAAGTTTCAGTAACCATGGAGAAGAAAACTCCCCAGGCAAGAAATCAAGCTGCCATCTTGTTACAAGAGAAAATAAATCAAAAATTAGGAGAAAAACAACATTTTGTTTCTGATATAACTTTTGAAAAACTATATGAGGAATTTGAGGAAAATTGGAAACACGGTGTTAAAAACTCAACCGTCTACGCTTCAAAGAATGTTAAAAAAGAGATTTTAAAGCAGATAGAGGGCGACTATTTAGTTAGAAACATTGATAGACGATTATTGCAAAAAGTGATAGATCAGCTATTACAAGATGGAAGGTCTCATAACTATGTTTCTAAAATTAAGTTCAAACTCAATCAGATAATGAAATTCGCTGTCAGAATGAATTATATTGATACAAATGAAATGCTATTTGTTGAAATGCCTAGAAAGGTAATTACAACTGACGATCTCAGAAAGAAAAATACAAAATACTTAGATCAGAAAGAGTTTAAGTTGTTCATCCAAAATTTAAAAGAAGAGGCCCTTTGTGATTATCGAATCACAAAGTATATCCGAATAGCTAAAGTTCTTTTTCTTACTGGCATGCGATATGGAGAACTTGCTGCTTTAAATTATAAGGAGGATATAGATTTTTCTAAAAAGACCATTCACATCAAACATACATACGATTTCAGACAAAAAGAGAGAACTACACCAAAGACAATCAAGTCTGATAGGGTTATAACAGCACCTCAAAAAGTGTTAGACATCATCAAAGAGCAGATAATAGAGAATGCGACAAATGGATTTGATACAGATTTTATTTTTATAAATACTTTAGGAGAGCCAATAACAAATGCCCGGGTTATTGGTGCATTAAAAAGACATGGCCAGAAAATTGGCATAGATAAGAACATCACTACACATATGTTCAGACACTCTCATATATCCCTACTTGCTGAATTAGGTATTCCCTTGACTGCTATCATGGATAGAGTAGGACATAGTGACTCAAAGACCACACTAGAGATTTATTCTCATGTCACTCAAAAAATGGTATCAGACATATCTAGCAAGTTAGACAAGATAAAATTTTAAATTGTGCCCCTCGTCTGCCCCTTTTTATCATATAAGACAAACAAAAACCCTTTAAAGTGTTGATATTAAAGGGTTTTTAAATTGTACGAAAAAAGAGCACACAATTCACATCGCTTAGGGCTGCTGGATTCCTCCCCTGACCCGCTTCACGCAGAACTGTTGCTCCACTATTTATTATACCACATTCTCCTCTGTTTTTAAAGAGAAATTATTTTTTCCGTCGATTTCGGAAAAAGTCCTGCATAATCGCTGCACACTCACTCTCCAAAACTCCCGCTTCGACCTCTACACGATGATTGAGGCGCTCATCTGTCAAGATATCGTACAAACTTCCAGCTGCACCAAATTTCTGATTTTTAGCCCCATATACCACATTTGGGATACGAGCTAACCCAATCGCCCCACTACACATAACACAAGGCTCAATGGTCACAAACAACGTACAATCTAGCAGACGCCAACTTTCTTCACTCGCGTTCGCATTCTCTATGGCCATGATTTCTGCATGCATAACCGCCCGTTGCAACTCTTCGCGCGCATTATGCCCACGACCAATGATCTCTCCATCCTTGACAATCACACAGCCAATTGGAATTTCATCGTGTTCCAGAGCAATTTCTGCCTCTTTCAAGGCCTCTCTCATAAAAGCTTCTTTTTCTTCAACTGTATAACCCATAGCTTCTCTCTTTTCCTACTTATCAATTCTATCATTATAGCATGTTTTCCTAGACAAAAAAAGAGCTCTATAATATTTACACTGACTAACTTTAGATAGTATTAAATCGCTGGATTGTAGAAATAATGTTTTAAAAAGAGTATAATATTAGCAAAATTGATAGAAAATCAGAAATCATGAACTTAAAATAATGGAGATAACTGACATAGAAAGTTCAAGAGATGAATATACTGAAATTTATACAATAAACAATATGAAAGGGTAAATGATGAAATTAGAGTTATTACTGGATAAACCAAAATTTACCTTAATGTTTCCATATAAAAATCAATTTAATAGAGCAGGGGGACCATTCATGATATCTTTATCTGTTATGATTCTCTGGATTCTAAAGCATCTGATAGCTTATAATACCGATTTTACAGACAAGATTATTATAGCAATCGTACTGATTTATGCTCCACTTCTTCTATGGTTTATGGGGTATTATCTCTTCATAAATGGAGTAAAATTAGAAGTTCATAAAAACAATACTGTTCAGTATTATACCTATAGTAGCAGAGGCCTCAGCGTATTACATTATCAATTTAAACTTCAAGATATCGAACAAATAACCATTAAAAAGCGTCCCTTTAATTGTGCAAAGTTAACCATGAAAATTAGAAATCCTATTTTTTTAGAAGGATATGAGAAAAATCTAAATAAGTTAATAAGTGTCAGTATCATCACAGATAAAATGAAAGCAGATGTTTTTATGCACGAAATGAACCAAATTCAAAATGACAAATCAGGAAACCAAGTTATCAAATAAGCTAATTTACAAAAAATTTAATTTTATCTAACTTATAAATTCTAAAGAAAATAGTTCACTGAAGAGGCTGGGATCAAAAATCCCAACCTCATTTTTGCTTGGTTATGAGCCTTTGATGTGTTGGCAAATTTAACGATTTGTTGATATTTTAAAATTCAAAAAGCTACTTTTACCAAAACTTCTTTTCTCCATTCACAACCTTAACCAATCTACCGAATTGTTGAAATCATGAAGTTCTAGGTCTATCAAATTAAGACTTGGTCTAGAGATTTCTGTCCCACTGTTTTTTTCTTTATCTTAAAAAGTCAAGTAGAAGCCTATATAGGACTTATGAACTAAAAAAAGCCACCCAATGGGGTGACTTAGTAGGGAGATTATTATGAAAAAGAAAAGTTTAGGATATTTGTTACAACAAGTTAGGAGGTCTTCTTGTAACTATCTATAGTATACCCGCCCTGTCTTAAACTAATCTTAAAAATCTCCTATGACCAAACACTTTCTAAAATATTGGTTTGTTCACGACCAGGACCAACTGAGAAAGTAGAAATACGAACCCCAACCAGCTCGCTCACACGACGAACATAGTTACGCGCATTCTCAGGAAGATCTTCTAAATTACGAACTCCAGTAATATCTTCTGACCAACCTGGCAATTCCTCATAGATAGGCTTGCAACGTTTCAACTGTTCAAGACTAGCTGGATAGTAGTCGATACGTTGTCCATCAAGATCATAGGCCACACAGATTTTCACTGTATCCAAACCACTCAAAACATCAATAGAGTTCAATGAAAGATTGGTAATACCAGATACACGACGACTATGACGCATCACAACTGAATCAAACCAACCCACACGACGTGGACGGCCAGTTGTCGTACCATACTCATGACCTACTTCACGGATGCGATCTCCCACTTCATCAAATAATTCCGTTGGGAAAGGTCCGTCACCTACACGACTCGTATAGGCTTTACATACACCTACAACCTTGTCAATCTTACTTGGACCAACACCAGACCCAATTGTCACACCACCAGCGACAGGGTTTGACGACGTAACAAATGGATAAGTCCCTTGGTCAATGTCCAACATGACACCTTGCGCACCTTCAAACAGTACACGTTTGCCATTATCAAGCGCATCGTTCAAGATAACAGATGTATCTGTCACATACTGCTTGATTTGTTGGCCATACTCATAGTACTCTTCAAAAATATCATCAATTGAAATAGGAGTACTGTCATATAATTTTTCAAACAGACGATTCTTTTCCGCAAGATTACGTTCTAAACGCTCACGAAAAATGTCTTTATCCAAAAGATCCGCAATACGAATACCGACACGAGCTGCCTTGTCCATATAGGCTGGACCGATTCCCTTAATTGTAGTACCAATCTTATTTTCACCCTTAGCCTCTTCTTGCAAGCGATCCAACTCAATATGGTAAGGCAAAATAACATGTGCACGGTCAGAAATTCGTAAGTTATCTGTTGTAACACCCTCCTCATGAAGATAACTCAACTCTTTTACTAGAGATTTAGGGTTTACAACCATCCCATTCCCAATAACAGAGATTTTTTCAGGAAAGAAAATTCCAGATGGAATCAAGTGCAACTTAAATTTCTTACCATCAATCACAATAGTGTGACCAGCATTATCACCACCTTGGTAACGAGCAATCACTTCCGCATTGGATGAAAGAAAATCTGTAATTTTCCCTTTACCTTCATCGCCCCATTGGGTACCTACAACAACAACTGAAGTCATAATCTTGTCTGAGCCGCTAGGCTCTTCCTTTCTCATATACATGGCAGGAGTCTCACCTGCAATCATATCTTACAATTTATTATAAGAAAAAAAGACCATTTTATCAAGAAGAAACACTGGAAAAGATTTGGAATTTCTGTAAATCATAAAATGCAAAACCTTATATTTTAAATAAAATCCTTAAAATCACAAATTCAATGCTCATTATTGTTCGTGATAAATGATATATATGAACCTCACTAGTTTAGAGTAGCACCCTCTAGCAAGAATTTATCTAGATACAGACGATAGGCCGTCTGGAAATGATATAGACAAAACTCTTTATCGCTTTTAATTCTAAATCTTATCAGGTAATAAAGTAAAAAACGAAGATGAAGTGATTCCCACTCAGCACAACTCTGACATAAAGAAGCATATTCTTGTTCAACTAGTTTCAAAAAGACAAATGCTCGTTCGTAAAATTTTTGAAGCATATAAAAAATCCCTTTCTTATTATTAACATTAGTCTAACAGAAAAACAAACTAAAAAAGCTTCAAATCCTATAAGAGTAGAATTTAAAGCTAAACGAACTAAAAATAAAATATAAAGGTAATTATAGATGCCAAAATTAAGTTTTGAATTTTGAGAAGTTTACTTCATTTATAAAATTATAACTATCCGTCTATGAACCACATCCCAAAAGTTAGATTTTTTTGTCTAACTTTTGGGATGTGGTTCACATAAGAAAAGAGACTGGGACAATAGTTCCTTGTCTCCCCAAAAAGCAACGGATTTGCCGTTGCTTTTTTGCATGGTTGCGATAGTCTTGGTAAAATAGAATTGCCCAATAAACCATTTAGAAAGGCTATCCCATGCATATTCACTATAACACAAATCAAACAACTGTACCACTAGAAATCCGTTCTTTCTTGACACAAGATCATCTCATTTTTACGATTGAAAAAGTGGTAAATACCTTGGAGGAACGTCACTTCCACGCCTTCTATCATGACTTTGGGCGCCCGTCTTATCACCCTAAAATGCTCTTAGCTACTCTTCTATTTGCCTATTCACAAGGGATTTTCTCTGGACGAAAAATTGAAAAAATGATGATTGAAAATCTCGCTATGCAATACCTAACAGGGCAGTTGGTTGTCAGCTATCGTACCATCAATCGTTTTCGTGTCGCTGAAGGGATGGAAGAACTCATTCGTGATCTTTTCATCGACCTCAATCTTCGTTTAAAAATGGAAGAGTTAGTGACCTTAGATTGTTTGTTTATTGACGGGACTAAGATTGAAACCAATGCCAACAAGGATAGTTTCGTGTGGAAGGAAGCGACAGAGAAATTCTCCGCCAAACTTCAAGAACAGATACAGGTCTATTTTCAAGAAGAATTCGCTCAAGTCCTTGAAGAAGAATTGGAAAAACTGAGCCAAGACATGGAGGAGCCACCCGTTAAAGGAAAGGATGAACGGAAAACCAATTTGTTCTTCACTATGATGCCTTCTCAAATCCGACAGACACCAAAACTCTTTTACCTTTACTTGAAACTTATCCGCATGACTTGAAGACAGTTGTCGCAGATGCTGGATATAGAAGCGAAGAAAACCTCCTTCGTCTAGATGAAAAGAAGGTGAACCATCTGATTAAATATGCCATGTTTGATCAGGAACAGAAGAGAGGGTATAAACAGTCGGCTAGAAACTTAGCAAATTGGCATTATAATGACAAGGAGGATAGCTACACTGTAAGATTGATGTGGAACCTGTCTTTGGGCAGATAAAGGCTTGTTTAGGTTACAAGAGATGTAATCTGAGAGATAAGCGTCAAGTGAGAATTGACATGGGATTGGTACTCATGGCTAATAACTTCCTAAAATACAATAAGAGAACGACTCAAAATTAAAAAGCTAGAGTTCCACTATTGGGAATCTCTAGCTTTTTTGTGGCTGAGAACCATTTTATCTCAGACTCTTGATCTTACTCCGCCAGTAGGACTCGAACCTACGACATCATGATTAACAGTCATGCGCTACTACCAACTGAGCTATGGCGGATAA